GCACCGGACACTATTATCGCCATTGCATATCCTGTTAAATTAGAACCATCAGATGGTCGTGAAACATTAAAGTCAGAATAAGACAAAAGCTGCATATTAGTGGCATAATAAGAGACATAACAACGGGAATCTTTTTGATTTGAACAAACACGACTTCGCGGATTACTTTGAACAAATGGAATAGGTAGTGGAAAAGTAAATTCTTTATTACCATCATTTTGCAATGTGGTCACTACACCAGCTTGATTTAAAACATTTCCAGTATAAAAGGCTTCTATACCGGCTCCGACAACTCTTTGAGAAGCAGAGGCATAACTTGCATCATTGAAGTAAGAGTTACTATTTACTCCTATCACTTGAGTTCCTAAATCTGTGGGGACAAAATTAAAGTCGCCATAATTGTAAGCAGAGGTAGTCACTACCAGAGGGTAATCTGATACTGAAGCCGTTGCTGAATTATCATTAATGGAAGCAGTGTATGGATTGAAAATGGCATAGCCAATTCCAGTGGCACCAATATTCATAGTGGCCATAATAGTAACGTTGAATTTGTACGAAGGTACACAAACAGCATCAGGGATACAAGGATCTTTAATTGACACATCAAAAGGGTCAATTGAAGCACGAATGTAATTAAGAGTACATTCTGAAATGTTAATCGAAGACAAAGCAGGTCTGGAATTACGAGGTAACTTCATGACTTGTTTATTTTTGACTCGAGGTTGTTTAGAAATTGGATTAAATTTCTCATTATTACGTCTTAACAAGTATTCAGAATACTTGAGGCGTTTTTGTTTTTTGTCAAGAGTTTTAAAATTATCTTTATTGACATCAAGATAATCATTGAGGGATAGAACGTTAGATGAACTTATTTGAGACATCTTGCGGAACGAAAAGACGACCAACACCGTGCACGTCTGAATATCGTGAATAATAATCAGCAGCATCTGGATGAAAGAGGTCCCTAAGTTCCGGGATGTTAATAGGGGATAGATCAGTCTTATTTTTAAAATAATTTTCGACCATTATTTGTAAGTTTTCACTTATTCCATAATATTTCTCAACTAATCTTCGGCTATTTGAGGGAGGGGATTTATATGGTACCCCACCTTTAAAATGTTCGAGTTCACGCAAGAACTCAGATTTCTCCCATAAATTATAATTGGTGATATTCCAATGATAAGCTTCGGTCATTCTTAATCCATAATGTGCCATTTCTTGAATAATTGGACATCCTGGATATTGCCAAGCAAAAGATAAACTTTTCGCTTTCAATAACTCAAGCAGTTTCTTTTCTGAAGCATCAGCATACTCACGAGTGGTCCAGCCAAACTCTAAGAGTGCTTCTATAGGAGAAGTAACATTGATTAAATCATCAACATCACAACGGATTCCACAAAAGGAACCTTCGAGAACATTATCATATTCATCTATTTTAATGAGTAATCCCATTTTAGCAAACATCTCTTCCGAGACTTGTACTCCATAAAAAGTAAAAACACCATCATCACCTTCAACACGACCCTTAAGAGACCGCAACTTCTTAATATAAGCAACAAAAAGCATTATCATTAAATTACTGAATCCGTTTCCCAAAGAGGTACACATCTCACCACTCATGCGAGTAGCAAGTACAAAAACAATAAAATCACGATAAGTACAGCAATTCGTACCTAACATAACCTTCCTAACGATTTTAATCCAATCAGAATTAATATTTTTAGTCATATGATCATATAATATCATTTCACACATTGCCATCAAGAGTTGTGTGAACAAAGATTCAAAACTAGTATAATCAGTACCGATACAACGAGCCCCTTCTTGGTGAACGTTTTTCAATAAATCAGCGGGTCGCAAAGATACAGGTACCTTCTTTATGAACCACTCACTTTTAAAAACTTGTTCTTCAATTAATTTAAAGAGAGGACCAACGATGCATTTAAATTCGTCAGATCTAGAATTGATACCACGAGGGTATTTATATTGTGGATAACTTTCGTCTTTCATGAACAGTTTCACACGATTATATATATGATTTTCAGCTGACTTCGATGAATAACAAGGATCGACATTAGAAAATTTTCTTCTAAGAGAAGCTTTTCTCGACTGCGTATATGGAGTCTTATCTAACCAAGTTTCAAAACTGATATCAACATCGAAAGGGAGGGGGGTCAAATTCTTTTCACACCAATCTTTAACAAAAGCACCGAAGTGCTCCATCATTTCAAGCTCGGGATCGGGAGGTTTTCGAAGAAACCTATATTTGACGCCATTTAAAAAAGAAGCGGAATCACCCAAATCTGGTTTCGGGTTCGTGGCCCCTTGCACGTGACATCCTAATGACACCTTAACCGGACGCCTACATTCAGAAGAACGCAGGTCGTTTAAAAGTTTAATTATATGCGGCTTAGTAGGTGGAATCGGCGGAAGTTTTACTTCCGTTGTTCGATAGCCATAGGTGATGACACGCCCTTCAGCAAGGGGGGGCAAAAATGGCGGCGACGATGTTTATTATCTTGCCATTTTGCCAAGCAGTACAGAGCAGTATCTACGCAGACATTATGTCCTGCGACAATCAACGTCTTATCGAGGTTGACTTGGGCACATTTTCCAATTGTATAGTAGATTTTGTCGTAAACAACATCATCAGCTAAACGAAGGTCGGCATTAGTAGAAGCCATTCCTTGCGCCATTAATTCTAGAGATACCATCAAATCTGAGACCACTTTCAGATCGTAATTCCACAACTCATATCCTAGAAAATATAATGAGTCACGGCGTCCCATAGCCATAAGAACGAGCTTAGAATCAGCCTCACGGAGATCTGCGTTAATATGAATGAGTGCCCTACGGTCTGAGTTGTCGGCGTACACTGTTTCACGAGTGACGAAATTAGTTTTAACCCGTCTTTCGAGGGGTCCGACTTTCCACACTTTACGATCCACAAAAAGATTGTGTGAAAATTTAGGTAAGGGTAGACTGTTCAGGGCAACAGAACAGTTTTGAAATAGTTTATCACCGAAACCATCAAATACAGAAGCAAACCAAGTCGAAACAGGGTTTGGTTTTAAAATCTCATGAATGATTTCAGCGGGCTCTAATACGACGAGTGCTTTACTATTATCAGATTCAACAACAGGACTAATTTCAATAGAGATTTCTTGTTCAGAAATAACATCAGTCTTGTCTTCAACAGAAGAATCATGCACGTCCAAATTTATATTAACCTCTTCATCAGAGGGGCACATTTTGTCAACTTTTTCACTAGGTAAACTTCCTAGAATATCATCAGTTTCATCAACATTTTGACTTACGTCAAATTCATCTGACTTAAGAAGGTCTTCGTCAGCGGCTTGCTTAGCCAAACATTCCTCTAGTATGTCAAGCAAGTCATCTGATTCCGTTATTACGCCTTCCGGATCAATAGCATGTCGAATTTCAGGATCAATCTTCTTAACCCATTTATCACTAGACTTAGTGTAGTCAACCCAAAGAGGTTGTTCCTCTGAGGATAAAACTGTCTGATGCATTACATCGTGATGGAGCTGTTTAAAATCAACTATTAATTTATCTGAATCAGAAAAATCGTCGATATTATTAAAAGAATCTCGCAAGCAAGAATTCTTAATCACTTCTTTCTTCTTTTGTACAATTTGTACAACTGGGGTGGGAAGAGGTGACGCCATTTTCTTTGACTCAACAGGGGTTGGTTTAGAAAAAGAAGCTTTAGCAACATGCACGGGTGCATTTGGTATAAGTTTAGCATCGTTCTTCAGCTTTCGCATCAGAACATAGGTCAAGCCCTTTGCAGGGCGAACATATTTCAGTTCAGAATGATGAAATTCAGCATAAGCTTCATAACCACCGGTAGAATATTCTCTACGTTGTTTGCGGTTTAAAGCAAGTCCTTCTGGATGCATCACAATATTAAAGTCAGTTAGATACCAACGATAATTATATGGTTCAGGACAATGACGATCAGTGAAATCTGATATTACGTGTCGACTGTTTTCATTAGTGCGTTTATTTGAACAAGGAGTTGGAAACAAATTAGACTGCCAATATTTTCTATTGGCTCCCAAATTTAGGCTTGGGACCACTCTTGAACTATTTCTAGTCCAAGGCTTTACTTTGCCGGTGTCTTTTGTATTGTTAACAGGTT